GCGGGGTCACACAAGCCCGCCGCCTGGCGCTTGGCTTTGCGCACGCTGCGCTCCAAAGCGCGCTGTTTGGCTTCCAGCTGGGCGGCGGCTTCCACTTTGGCTTTGTCCATCGGGCGTGGGCGGGTGCTGGTGCCTTCCACCCATGTGCTCAGGGTGTGGCGGCAGCTGGGGTGGAACAGCCCGCCCTGCATGGCAACGGACAGCAGCGGATACTGCCTGCCGTTGCGGCTGATGCCGTATGTCCCGCCCGGTGTGCGGGGGCCGTGGTAGGGCTGGAACACATCATCAATGTAAACAAGCCCCTGCCATGGCAGGCAGGTTTTGGAGCAGGCGCCGTACTGGCTGACCAGCACCGTGTCCAGGCCAAGGCGCTCCCGCTGGGCGGCTTCTCCCATCAGCATGGCGCGGGTCCCGGCGGTGCGCAGGGCCATTTCGGCATAGGTGGAAATGTTTACCCGGCGGCCATCGCGGTAGCGAATGCAGGCAATGCCCTGTTCCAGAAAATCGCGGGTCGCCGCGTCGGTGGCCTGCTGCAGGGTCTGCCCGCCTGCCTGCATGGCAGCGGCGGTGCGCAGGATGGTTTTGCGGTATACGTCATTCATGTAGCGCAGGGCGGCGCGTTCACTCTGTTCATTGGCCTGCTGCATTTCGTTCAGCAGTGCATTCATCCGCGTGTCATCCATCCGGAAAAATCCATCCAAACCGCCCTGGGCGGCTTCCTCCTCCAGCAGAGTGCGGGTATCGGCATCAATGCGGTCACGGTATTCCCCCAGAATGGCGGTGTTTTCCCGGCGGAACCGCCGGATGTCGCGCAGCTTTGCGGCCTGCCACGCTTCCCAGTGCTGTGGTGTGCCGTCTTTGCCGCCCTCGGCCTGTTCCTGTTTCTGGTGGCGGGCCAGGCAGCGGTGCAGGCTTTTTACCAGATCCAGCTCCAGGGCATCAAACAGGGCGGCAATATCGCGGGCGGTCATGCGTCAGGGCCGGGCATCAGGCCGGAGGGGGCATCCAGCTCCGGCTCGGCGGCATCGGTAATGCCCTGTTCCAGCCGGATGCGCTGCACCTCGGCGGCTTTCCAGGCATCGTCCTTGCTGGACCCCCACAGTTCATCCACCTGGGCTTCCACGCTCATCACGCCTGCACCGGCCGCGGCGGCAACGGTCTGAACCCGGCTGTCAAAGCTTGGTGCACCATACTCCCCAAAGCTGCAGGAAGCGTGGTATTCGCCGGGCAGCAGGCTGGCCTGGATATCCTGGGCTTTCAGGGCAGTTTCGGCCAGACAGGGCAGGGCTTTTTCCAGCGCATCGGTAATGGCGTTTCGGGTGTATCCGGTCACGTCCTTCTTTTCGCGCTGCGCATCAGCGCTTGACATTTTGCCCAGATCAATGCCCAGGGTGGCGGGGCTCATAATGCCCTGCAGGCACATGTCCAGCGTGGCGGTGTAGCTGGCCAAGAAAGCATCATACCGGATGTCCGGCTGTTCCGTCTGGATCTTGTCGTCCGCATTTTCCTTGCTGCTTTCATGCACGGCTACAAAGCGGCAGCCAAAAGCACTTGGTATCCGCAGCGAGCCGCTTTCCGGGTCACGGGGAATCAGGGATTCCGGGATATAGCGCTGCACCCGCCCCGCCCGCACCGCGTCCATCCATTGGCTGATGATCTCGTCGTGGGCATCAAAGGCATCGGTCTTTTTATCAAAGATGCTCTGCCCGCGGCCGCGCCAACGGGCGGACGGCCAGAACTGCAGCGGAACCGCCAGGATAAAATCCCCGGCAAAGGTCACATCCCGCAGGTTGGCAGTGTCCGGTTCCGCGGTGACGGGCAGAACTTTATCTCCGTCCAGCAGTTCATACCGCACGCAGCCGGGAGCGTACACTTCCCGCAGAATCCGCCCGCGCTCCCCGACAGGGGAAAGGAAGCAAATCTCCTGGATACGCCCGTGGCTGGTGCGGTATTCCACCTGGTCCGCGCCACGGAACTCCAGGATCGGATCTGTGCTGACGTTGGGGTCCAGGCTGATCTTGAACGCCCCGTCCCCGGTCACCAGCGTGTCGGCCACAGCGCGGCTGACAAGGCCCGGCAGGTCGTTCTCTTCGGCCAGCTGTGCCCAGCGGGCGGCAGCGTCCTGGGCGGCGGGGCCGTCAAAATCCAACTCGTTCAGGTCAGATTTTATAATGCCTGCCAGAATATCCACCATAATGCCCGGCAGGCCGCTGTGGGCCTTGCGGATGCTTTCATCCTCCGGCGCAGCGGCCCAGAACCTGGCCCGGCTCACCTCGTCATCCCCCAGCAGCTTGAACAGCTGGTCCAGCTCGGAAGCGTCGCCGCGGTACCAGATGCGGTTGCGCAGCACGTTGGTTTCAAAGCTGACTGGCTCGCGAATCACAAGCCCTTTGCCGGAGGCAGGCTGAATTTCCAGCCAGCTGCGGATCATCGTCTTCACCCTTTCTATCCATCTCATCCAATCTGCTCCTTATACGGCAGCCAGGCGTACTGCTCGGCGTTTACGCAGTGGTCGTTGCGGTCTTCCGGGCAGTTGGTTTTCTTTTCGTCCCAGCTGTATACGTTGTATTCCTCAATCAGGGGGGCACAGGCTTCCTGCACAAACAGGTGGTTCCCATGGGCCAGCCAGCCGCATTCCAGGTTGATGCGGTCCAGCACCGGCAGCCGCTTCCAGGCAGGCACAAAGTCATACATGCAGCCGTGCAGGCGGCGGTACTTCTGGCATTCGGTGATCGTGGCCTGGTCGGCGGAATCCAGATACACGGTGCGGGCAAAGCCCCAGGCCCTGCGCTGCTGCTCCAGAAAATCCAGCAGCAGGGGAGGAATGTCACTGGGGGCAAGCGGCGGCAGCCCGTGCTCGGCGCGGGTTTTGTTGTTGTGAGCCTGTGCTGCCAGCGTGACCTTGCGCCGGTCAGAGAGAATGCCGTCCAGCACAAAGGCAAAAGTATCGGCGGTCTGCTGGCTGTAGCTGGTGTCCACCCCGCAGGAAAGCTGGAACCAGTGCAGCGGTGCCTGTTCTTTGTTTAGCATGGTGCGCAGATCGGCAGCACAGATCAGGTGGCGTGGTTCCAGATTGAAGATCAGGCCGGTAGCACGCCCGCGCAGGCCTAAAATCTTGTTTTTGTACAGCTTTGTGCCCGGCGGTACCATGCTGATGATCTGCTGGCGCTTTTCTGCAGATAATCCCAGATTGTGCTCAAATGAAAAAAACCAGTGCACCCAACCCGGCTTTGCGGGCTGGCACAACTGGGCGGTGATCTCTTTGGGGGTGTCCTGTGCCCATTGGGGCAGGGGGCGGGCATGGTCGATAAACTCTGCATAAACCGGCAGGCCGGGGTCATCCGGGTTCAGGGTGGCAAGCAGGTAATCGCAGCGCATGGCTGCTTCCCGCACAAAGTCGATGTCTGCAATGTTGATCTCATCAATGTACAGGCAGCCGTACTGGCCGCCAAGGGCTTTTTTCCAGCGCGCTTTGTCGGCGTAACCCATGACGTAAATTTTGCGGTCGCCGCCGGGGGCGTGCAGCAGCAGATGGGGAAGGCGGTCTTCACCGCGTCCGCCCGGCCAGTATTCAACCAGGTCGCCAAAGTCATCCAGCACGCCCAGCTCCTTGGTGATGATGTTTTTTTCAATCGTGCCCTGATCCAGCCCGGCCAGCACGTGCAGCCGCTTGGGGCTGGCCGCGCACCGAAGGATAAACTTGAACAGTCCCACCGTGGTTTTGCCTGCTGCGGTCGTTCCTTCCAGAAACTCCACCGGTGCGGTGCAGCGCAGGAACGCCTTGTACTTGTCCGAAAGCAGCAGATCAGCCATCCGGCGCCTCAAGCTGTTCCAGCACTTTGCCCAGCTGGCCGGTGTTCAGCTTGGCATCCAGCTTCAGCTTGTCCTGGTACATGCCCAGATGCTTGCCGATCAGCTCCAGCGCACGCAAAGCGCCTTTGCTGTCAAACTGGTATTTTCCGGATTCCACCATGCCGCCTGCATCGGCATCGTATACCATGACCGGCTCCGGCTCACGGCAGCAGCGGTAGGTATCCACAAGCTGCTGCAGAACATAATCCTGCGTTAAGGCAAGGCGGGCGGTCTGTTCACGCTGTAATTCACGCACACGCGCAAGAATGTCCGCATTTGTCAGCATCCGGCTGGCAGTTTTGCGGGCAGAATTTTCAGCGTACCCCGCCCGGATGGCGGCCTTCGCGCCGTTGTAATCAATGATGTATTCCTGGCAAAAGCGTTCCTGCTTGGGGGTAATGGATGGCACGGTGGTCACCGCCTTTCTGCAATAAAATACCCCGGCACGCACGGACAAAAGGAAAGAGAGTAAAATGTGTGAGCCTTTGCCGGGTGCCGGAGAGTGGGGCCGCACAAGGGCCTTGCACCCTTGCTGTGCCGTTGCTTGGGAACACAGCGCCCCTGCCAAAGGGCCGGCTGTGCGGCATAAAAACAGCCAGGCGGGGCATGGCCGTCTGGCTGAAATGGGGAGGATAAAATGACAATACAAAAGCCGTAAGGACGTTTTGGATTCCTTACGGCTTTTGATGATGGTATTATAGCATGGAATTTTGGCTTTTTAAGACCATTTCATTTTACTTCTTCACATATTTCGTACAATCGTTTTGTCATAAAGAAAATGTTAAAAAGGAAAAAATAAAATAAAGCATAAACCCAAAAGCAAACAAAATAAAATGATGCTTTATTTGAGGGGGCGGGAACAAAGAATAGAAGAATAAGCAAAATAATAGACAAAATAATCTCAATAATGCCAATAGATAACGCTTCGGTGCCTTGCCCTAATGCACGGGTTTCATT